ATGCTTTCACATGAGATCAGAGTATTTTTTAACCACATCACATAATAGTAATAGCAGCCACACCATTTCAGGCTTCATTTACTTAAGCCCTACATTAAGGATTTCTCCCCCCTGACGTTGGGGTACTCGTTTGACTCATTCCTATTCGGAACTTTGCGACCAAGATACCATTTCTAATTTAAGAAAATTAGCAAAATTTCTACGTAGGCTTTTGACCATATAGAATCTCTATCGTTGTTTTACTTTCGTTACATTCATATTGGCATATTTCATCCATATTGTAGTGACAGAGCTTTAGGTTTTACTGGTTTTAGATGTGTTCTTTTATGCACATTTCTGTACATACAGGCAAGCATTTGCCTGCTGGATATCTGTTAAGCTAGACCATTTTTCGGCAAGCTCATCCAGAATATCATAAGTAGATTTAAACTCATTTGCATTTTTCATAATATCAACGCCACTAAGAGCTTTGATTTCTTTTCTTAATTTAGCTGTTGAGGTAGCCATACCTTCTGTGTCTAATCCAGCACTCTCAATTTCTGTCTTCGAAGATCGAATCCTCATACTGATTGTTTTTAGTCCGGTACCAATTTTCATACTATCCTGAACTACACTGTTCGCAGCAGTTGTCATCGCAACAGCCTGTTCATACGTATTTCCACTGGCTTCAAGAGATGAAGCGGATCTTTGCATTGCTTCAAAGATACCTGCTGTATCAATCGGTTCTGTGTTTGCAACTTGGTTTGCAACATCAACGATTTTCTTAGCATCACTTGCTTGGAGTTTGAAACCACGAAGAGTAGATATAAGACCTTCGGAAGAAGATTCTTGAGTCATGTTGTCACCAACACGAGAAAGAAGAGTTGTCATATCAGAAAGTTCTTTTGCATCATCAAGACCATAACCCAACCTCGACCAATCCGCAGTACTACTAATAACATCACTAATAGTAGCACCATACTTCTTAGCACTATTCGCAGCCTGATCCCAGTATTGACTTAATTGACTTCCGGAAGCATCACTAACTTTTCTCAATTCGATCTGTGCAGAATTAATATCCGTCACAGCAGATATAATCTGCCTAGGCAGATCAACAACAGCACCTTGAGCCATAGCCCAAACACCGCTAAATTTAGACAACTGTGAAAAGGATTGCCTCAAATTTCCGAATAAGCCTCTTCCATTCAAGCCTTCAGCAGAAACAGCAGATTTCAATCTTTTAAATTCAACATCCGCTGTATTTTTTTCACCAACAGTAGTGGCGTTCTTATACATATCTCTGACAGATTCAAACTCAGCTTTATATTTCTTTAAAGCTTTTGTATTGTCATTCATATACTTCTGAACACTGTTAGCAGAAGAAGTTGCTATTTTTGGATCAAGAGTTTTACTTTCAGCGACACGAACTTCTTCGAGAACATTCTTCATTCGTTCGCCACATTCTTCTAATTTGATCTTACTTTTTTCAAGTCCGGAAGTATCAATTAATTCTCCCTTAGTCTTCTTGTCAGATAGAGCGATAACCTCTTCGGATATTTTCTTATATTTGTCTAATTCAGCTCTCGCACGATTAAGAACATCTGAGTTCTGTCCATTATATTTAGATAAGAATGTATCTGCCTTAGCAGAAGTGAGAGAGTATTTACCAGACGAGACTTCTCTTTGAATATCTGCTATTTTATTCTGATATGCGATTTCATTTTTAATTTGTTGAAAATCACGGTCTGCACTAAGCTTTTCGCTTCGAGTCAATCCCTCCTGATTGTAACGATCAGTAATTTTATCAAGCATCCGATTTTGTTCGTCACTAACATTTTTCAGACTGTCTCTGTATTTTTCAACTTTAGAAATAGCGGTATCAACATCAGAAGTGTCTAATGACTTTTCCATCGTATTACCAAGAATGGACAGTACGGAATTTAACTGTTCAACAGATGAAGTCCATTTATTATAATCGGCAATCGCAGCTTCCAAATTATTATCCGAAATACTTTTTGCCATTCGCTTCTGATATGTCTCTACTTGTGCTTGGAGATTCATAGCAGTCTCTAGATTTTTCCTATCTTCTCCAGAAACATTTTGTCTAGAATATTGTTTTAGAAGTTTTTGGTTCTTAGCATTTAACTCATTCGCATACGGATAAGAACTTGCTTTGTCGGCAGCCATTAGTTTAGCCAAATCAGATTGTTCTTTGTTTGCCTTTGATGTACGACGCTTCATTTCTTTATCCATTTTTGAGAAGAAAGAATTCATCGCCTTATCAAAAGACTTCGAATCAACCTTAAACATATTGGAAAGATCTATTTTATTTCCAGACCCTTTCCCAATGTTTGAAAACAAACTTTCTACTTGCTTAACCTGTGATTTTATTTCTGACAAATTAATTTTTGGAGTGATTTTATCTTTCTCCATTTTATTTTTTAAATTGTCATACATAGTACCAAGTGTTTCCATATTGGTAGCTGCATTTGCTGTATCTATATTAACTTTAAAATCTAATACATCTTGTGCCAAACGATCACCTCCTTATAAACTACCCAGGACTTGATCAATCGCCTGGTTTACATAAATAGATAATTTTCCATTAAATCCGCTTTGAACATCACGTTCAATTAAATCATGAGGTGGAGTAGAAATTCCGGCTTGGAATCTATCATGACCATGTTCGCCACCTTTGAACATGAGTTGCATTGCACCTTCCTGCGTTAACGGATTGCCTCCGATAATCGAAGGATATACACCCATACCTCCGTTATCTAAAATTAACGAACAATTTCCACCACCGTTGTGTTGCAATTTCGCAGTCCAATTTCTAAAATTACCTGTCCGTAAATACATAACTCCACCACCAAAGCCATAATAATTATCTATAGCTCTTTGTAATGATTGATCTGCATCCGATTGTAATTTAGGTATAGCGATATTACATATTTCATCCGGAGCTTTTCGCAATTTATTGGCTATCTCAAAAAATGGATTTCCCATAAGTATCACCTCAAATTAAAAAATCCCCTGACATATGACTGCCAGAGGATTTACCAATATTATTTATTTTATTTCTGATTCATTCTTTACAACCTTTAGATTTTTATTCAAATCCTTTGATTTTTTGAATGCACCGCTTTTCTTTGCTACATCCATTACAATATCAACAATTGCTTCTTTATTGATAACGTCTTTGATATCAAGTTTGCTTAAAACACTAATAGCTTTTTTGGCAAAATCAGGGTTTTCAAGAACCGGCTTCGCTGCAATTGCAAGATTATTATTAATCTGCATAATAGAAGATCCGATCTCATCTAGCGATTTAAAAAGATTTTCTTTAATATCTGCACAATTAATTTTTCTCTGTCTTCTATAATCAACAATTGAGGCAGCATTTTTAGATACGAAGTTCTGAATAGAAATATATTCCATGTTTTTCTGATTCTCTTCATCACTTAAATCTTCATTCCAGAAAAATTTCATTACAAGAGAATTAAACTCTGGGTCTGCCATAATAAGTTCATATGTATCATCATCTGGTTCGATTTCAAACCCTTCAATAAAATAAATTGCAATATAGTTTACTGTGCTACTTTCTAAAAAATACGGTGTATAGTCTCCATTCATAAAACATGAATCCGCTATAGCTTCAATTGCTTTGATTTTATCTTCCATAGTGATATTGTCTTTGATCTTCAAATCTGTCTTTTTCATAAAATATTCAATCTCCTTTTATTCCTTAATTTTCTACATAAAAATAAGAGCCTGTTTCCAGACTCTTATATATTCTCTATATCTATGCAGTTTCTTTTTGTTCATTTGTTTTCTCAACAGACTTAACGTTTTCTGCTTTTTCTGTTTTCTTTTTAGTATTCTTAACAAGTTTTTCTTTAATTTCGTCTAAACTCAAACCAGACTCCATGAGCAATTTGGCAAGTTCTTGTGCCTGTTGACACTTTTCTTCTTCGGCTTTTTGAATCTTATAACTTTCAAAATCCTTTTCAAGCTTTTTTAATTCATCTTTTTTAGATTTTAATTCTTCTCTAATCTCTACAGATTTTGTCTCAAGCTTCTCAATACATTCTTTTGTCGAAGAAATTAGTTTTTCATAATCTCTTTCTGCAACCTTGCGTTTACCTCTTGCCATAGTAAAACCTCCTTGAATACTTTATGAATTTGTATTCTTAGAGTATCACCAAATAGAAGAGAAGTAAACAGTATTAGCACACTTCCTTTAAAAAATTGTCTACATTATATCTATAATTTGTTCTTAATAAATGATTTCCAATCTTAATAGGATTCATATTTAATACATCATCATAATTAATAGATTTCTTATCAAGAGAGTTAGTATATTTTAAAAACTCATTTATGTAAACAAAGAATGTATCATTATTAATAGAAGAGAAGTTAATCACAAAACCACACACAGTATTATCAAATTTACTCCACGCTTCGAGTCCTAAAATTTGACATTTTCTAATCATAAAAGTTTGCTTCTTGGTTTTATCTTCAAAATCTTTTCTCCAATAACTAAGACGATTATGTTTCGTTGTCTTTAATTCCAATGCAAGAAATTTTCTTTTTTGGCTTTCAAACAATATATAATCGCATTGATTATTCGAAGAGAATCTTGTATTAGTTCCACCAGACCATGCACTAGCATTATCATTTAATCTTTTTACCAATACATGTTCTGGAACAGAATTGCAAAAACAATCCTCAAATTTCTTACCTTCATTAACAGCTATATTTATCATTCCTTTCATAAGAGCAGGAGAGTAGTGTTCAGTCTGGTCTACTCCCCAATTAAAAATGCCCTTGCCATATGACTGAACATATATGGCAAAGACATTTAATTGACCGGCTTCGTTTGAAACCGGTCTTTCATTTATTTAATTTTTATCAGTATTGTATAAAGTTGTAACTGGAATAATCGGTAAATTATCCATAACATAGTCATATTTCTTCTTTCTGTTATGGTTTCCTTTAACTTTTTCGTATGCAGAAAAAACAGAATTGAACTCATCAACCTCATCAGATGGCATTCCGCCAAGTTGGATATACTTCTCATATTTTTGATCAATAGTATCTCCAAGAAGTTCTTTTATTCCTACCATTACGGATTTAATTTGTTCTGACCTTGTAATATCTGCTTTTGTTAAAAGGTCTATAGATTCTTTCAAATCTTTCTGAATGTCCATAGACTGTTGCCTGTACGGAGTATAAAATTTAACCAATTTTTCTTCAAACAAATGATCTGTATTATTTGAAGCTTTGTTAAATTTATCACTTAATTCTGTTACTTTCTGCACAGTTTCTTCTAATAAAATTTTTTGTTCTTTCTTTTCACGTTGAAATTTTGTTTCAATTCCAAGTATTTTGCAAAACAAATTTTTACAAATAGGTATAAAATAATTAAGTCCAATAATAATCAAACATAACTGTGTGATTAACTTTACATAATCAATTTCCATAATTGGTCTAATTGCATCCATTCATAAGCACCATTCCTTCCTGGCTACTTACGAACTTTCGCCAATAATTCATTTACCTCTTCAGTAAGCAATTCTCCAGATTTAATTGCATCTACAACTTTCTGACCAGTCTGACTTGCAGAGCTTACATTGCGATTCTTCCATGTGTTATATAACGTAGCTCCAATTAAGAATACAGTTGATACAATTTCTGAAACATCTGTATCTGCAATTGGAAGTGTATTATACCCAAACATTTGTAACACGGCGTTTACAAGTGCTACGATTAAAATTAATACACCGGCAACCGCTTCAGATGTAACACCTTTTAAATTCAATTTTTTCATAATTTCTCCAATCTGAATAGGAGAGTAGTAGACCTTCCTGACTATTGTTCTTTGCTCATGTCCAATTCATCCTCACAGGTATGTCATCTACTTTTAGGTTAATTGTCTTTAACAACCTATTCTTCGTCTGGTTTCTTTTCATTCCATAATTTATAAAGCTCACTCATTTCTTTTGATCTTTTCCAAGCAAAAACAACACGTCTATTTTTGCCAACGAATATATCAACTAATTGATCTCTTGATAATGGTGAACTTAAATAAAAACCATTCTGAGTCATGTTTGGAATATATCTAACTTCTTCAGAATCATATTCTGTTTTGAAAATTTCACTATATTCTCTGATGACAGTTTCCTCCTTTTTAATCCTTTTAGTAAGCGTAAAAAATAGGCTGTACATCTACTTGAATAGCAAACATACAGCCTACACCATATTAACTAACTTACTATTCATTATTCCTCAATTTTCTCCTTATCTGTTTCTACAGATTTGATAGCTGGTTTTTTCACCGTTTTCTTTGTGGCAGTAGAAGTAGAAGGTTTTGCCTTTTCTTCAACTTTTTCTTCTGCCATAATTCTTTTAATTGCATTTTTAATATTATCGTTGAATGACTCAAGTTCAGACAAATCGCATGTGGAGAGTTCTTCTCTAGCAGTTTTCTTATCTTTCGTCTTGTTATATTCTGATAAAATTAAAAAGATTTTATAATGTTCTCTTGTATCTGTAATAATTCTCCAAGGAGTAAATGAAGCAATATCCTGACATGTGCTGCAAACATGATATCCCTTACCACAAATATCACACCAAGCATTTATCTTTTCTGACATTAAATACCTCCATAAATCAATGAAGGAAGGTCAAATATGACCCTCCTTTCATATAACTAATCGTTTGTTACAACGATAGATACAAGCTCTCCATCTTCCTGACAGAAATTTTTACGAAGTAAATATGATACCGCATGTTTTCCGTCGCTTGTAAGGTTAACTTCTACACTAGAAGGATCAACCTGTGCTCTAGGCATGATAAGCATACCAGCAATAATCTTATTTGTATTACATGGATCATGGAAGATTGCATGTACATTAAGAGTTTCTTACCTCCGGAATACTTTCAGTTGTCTTTGTAACTCTAGCAGCTTCACTTGTTTCACGCTCATAATGTACAAATTACATTTCCGGTAACATCTGATGGAAGAGTAATCTTCTTGCTTTTTGCATCAAGGATAAATTTATCATCTCCAGCCTCTGCGGAAACAACATATGTCTTTCCAAAAGTATTGTTGGAATTGATAACCTTTACATATTTAACTTCTGAACCTTTAACGCCAACCGGTTCGTATTTTAATGTTACTGTATGGTCAGAGCCAATAGCAATAACCTCTGATACAGGGACTGTAAATTTACTTTCGCTAGAAGCAAGCTCTTTCTTAGCTCCAGCCTGTGAAGCAAAGAGATCCATAGAGAATAAAGAGTTAGAAAATCCAAAAGTTCCGCTCTGTGCTCTATAGAATGTAGTAATAGGTGCTCCAAGAGCGTCTGTTACGTCTGTACCATCGGCACTTAACTGAAGACTTGGATCCTCAATCTGTGTGTATCTTCCAATCAATTCTTTTGTCTCAGGGTCATACTCTTCAACAGAACGAATTCTTTCGATAATTAACTCATTTGGGTTAAAATCTGCCATAATATTTCCTCCTTAAATTTGGGCAATAAAAAAGAACTTGATATTACTCAAGTTCACCTTGCCAATCTAATTGTTTTTTATTTACATCTTTTAAATTGATTCCAAATCCAGAATATCCAGACTGTAGCAGAAGATTAGCTGTCTTAATTTTACTTATTCTTTTTACGGAATCCATAAAAGCATTTATTTTCATATTCCATACTCGCGTATGATCATATTTGAAACCCTCACTATTAACCATAGTAGAGATCAAATTTTTCAACCGTGATTTATATTTCTTATTCTGATTAGCCAACATTTCATCTCTGGCATCTTCAATAAGAATTTCCTTTGTCGAATTATTCATCGGCATTTTTAAATCACGTTCTATCATATGTGATTTGCATAAATAATCTACAATCACATTATACGTATATTCATCTATGATTATTTCTTCCGGATTAAATGACAAGTCATATTGTTCATTAAAATCTATTTCATTCCGAATACACATATCTATTAAATCTTCCGGTTGACATTCTAAAAAATAGGATGCATCTAGAAAATTCGTAAATGTTTTGACAAATTTACCGTCATTGTCATATACATCTATTCGAAATCTTTTTTGATATAATGCAATATCTCCATCTTTTTTTATTACTTCGAATTTCGTTAAATCTAAATCACCAAATATAATTTTTGTTTTCTCTTTTGGAAACATTTTATACAGCATTCCATAGAATAATTCATATGGTGTAATTTCAGTATAATCAATTTCCATGTCCCATAATTGAACTTTCATTGATTGTGGGGTAGCAGTAATACCTGATAGTAATGAAAAATATCCCTGCTCTCCAAAATCACAAATTTCTCCCAATGTTGCTTGATGCAATATAATATTGTCGGAAACAACAAAATCTTCTCCACGATAAATTTTTAATTCATCATTATTATTAAGATATAATTCTTCTTCCATTATTTCCAATATTCCCTATTAATAATGTAGCTTTCATTCTCTCCGTAAGGAGTACGAACGATTCCATTAGGTTCTTCGATTTCTAAAACGAGAGTTCTGGTTATGAAATTATTATCAGTTAAAGATTCACGAGATGTTATGAGTTTAGATTGCATACCAAAGATAGCAGACCAGTTAAATTTTTCTCTTAATATAGAAGCGATTAGATCATGCCTTGGTATACCGGTTAATTTGTCGATGGCATTTTTGCCGTGTACAAATACTGTAAAAGTGATATTTGTATATTTCTTCAAATTTGCATTAGCCCGTGGAATATCATCGAAATCCACTTTATAGCACAAATAGTTTTTTACTTCAGTTTGGGTTTCTGGAAAATATATAAAAGGACGAATATTTGAATTTTCTCCAAAATAGTTGTCCCATTCTCCAAGAGGATTTCCATCCTCATCAATATTTAAATTTCCATCTTTGTCAAACAGTTCAGATTCAAAATTCTTTTCATTAAGTGCATAAATGCAATTCCGGACATTTTAATAATTCGTTTTTTATAATCTCTTTATAACGAACACCTTCGTCGTCCGGAGTGTAAGAGTATACTCGAAGTTTATTTAATAAGTCATCTTTTGTTTTTAATTCTTCTTTCAATCAACGAACGCCTCCTATATCACAAGATTAAAATCACCTGCAATAGAAATTCCATTGTCTAAGATACATTTAATTTTAAGAATTTTTCCTAATACCGATTTGTCATTTGGAAATTTAATTTTAATTTTATTAAAATCTGGCGTAGATAACCAGGTGACTTTATTTGAAAAGTCAATTTCATCGATAGAACATGTCCATGTGTATGTTGAGTCTTTATATGAATCAGAAACATCTTCGTTGTTTTCTGAGTATAATTTAGCAGTAAGTATTTTATAACTTCCACCAATTTTTATATTAGAACTAGAAGCCTCAATTTTCGTAGATTTATATGGAGTATCTTCTGTGAGATGAGATGTTTCTTCTGGAAGAATCTTAGAATCAAAATAATCTGCATACATACCAATAATATTTCCATCTTCATCATGCTCAATATAATCAGTATGTTCATTCCAGAAGTTTTGATAAATTGTTAATTTTTGAATACCAAGAGGTTTTGTATTTTCAATTTTAGTGACCGACCATACAATTGGACGCTCCATAGGTGCGCTTTTAACCAATCGCATAGTTTTATTTACATCGTCGTTATACCAGAATTTTTCGGTGAATTTATTTAATGGCAGCCAAATTTTGTCCTGATTGTCCGCATGTGCCATCCAGTGATCCCGATATTCACCAATTGTATACGAACTCTGATTTCTTAAAACAGACCACATTTTTCTTTTGACTTTATCTTGACCTCGTTTTTCAATCCACATCAACTGATAGTCACAAGGAAGAATTAAGAACTTCTGAAACTGATTAGCATATTCTTTCCAAACAATCAACCATTTTTCATATATACCGTTTGAATCTGGAATATCCACATAAAGACCTATCGGAAAATCAGACTTATAGACTTTTCGATAATCTGTTTCGAAATAATATAAATCATCATCTTCTTTAAAATCAAACTTCTGGCTTGGACGAAATTGAAGATAGAACTCAACTTGATCCTTATCAACAGATTGATAGTTCTTTACAATAAATTTCACATCAATTGGTGTCTTTGTCGTATTTTCATATGTCATACCTCTGACTTTTTCCGGCTGATCATCGTGAAAATAATCATAAATATAAGCTTTTTTCGATTGAATATCTGTATCCCAAGTAGCCTCCATGATTTTATCTGAATCTGATTTTAACTTATCTCCAAGTGTTAAATTTGTATGACCACTAGAAGATGGAACATTCATTTTTCTTTTATAGAATTCATATACAGATGACATTATTTATCACCAACTTTCATCCGTGTGATAATAGCACCAGCATCCAATACAAGTTTTCTATATTTATTAAAGTTAAAATTTTCTGATTTTAAAATTATTAATGCCATTTCAAGAGAATTTATAAGTTCAACAAAATCTCTTGGAAACTTAAGTAGTTCATTACAACTTGATATTTCCAATAAAAGATTCTCATGATAATGAACAACATCAACAGAATCAAAATCATTCTTAGTTTTTTCATCTGTATATAATATTAACCAGAAAATTTTCTTTCTTAATTTATCTTGATAATAATCTACTTGACACTCTTTAAATTCTCCATATTTATGTGGAATCATTTTATCCATTTGATTCACCATACTCATTAAAATAATAAGAATGTCTTGACAGTTCAAGTTCCCATTCTTTTCTAAGCTTGTCGAGCCTTTCTATATTTTTAGAGTATGTATTAAGTAATTTCCTTTCTTCCTTTCCACCGACCATAACCGCAAGATTGGCAGTCGTTTCGAGTTTTGATGGTAAATAATTCACAATCAATCCTTTTGCTAAAGCAGAAATTACAAACTGACTATCATAATTATCATCAACTGAATCTACTAATGAAAAATTGATTTCTTCCAATTCGTCATCAAAAGAAAAATTAGAAAATTTTTTCCTTAAATATGGTTTAGAAATAGCAGAGTGTAACCATTCTTTCATATATTCTCTAAAATCTTCTTCGGTATAATTTGCTAAATCTAAGTCATTTATTTTAGCGAGTGCTCTTTTATATACATCATCATATTCAATAGAAGGCATAATACACCTCCTTTAAATAAATTCTTTAATGCATGTACCCAAGACATCATCAATAATTCTAATCTTTTTAATGGATGGATAGTTTTCTGCACGAACCATAGTCATTGCAGTTGATTTTACGATTTCACCAAGCCAATCAGGAGCTTCTTTTATCATATTTTCAAATTCATCGTCACTCATATCAAAATATTCTTCTGGATAATCAATTGATTTAAAATATTTATATTTGTCTCCAAGTTCACGTTTCCACTGGCTTACTAAATCTTCATCCAAGATTATAAAAGCTGGTCTTGTTACATATTCAGTTCTTCTAAGAGCCTGTAAATCACGATATCTTACATATTCGATATCGCCAAAATATTCCCAATGATAAACTGTATTTTTATCTACACCGGTTGCATTTAATTCCCAAGGCGTTACACTTTTACAAGGAATTTCCTCGTCTGGTTTAAATGTTTTATGGGATTTTGTTAAGTTTGCTTTTTCAACTTCAACTTTTTTATCTTCTTCCGGAACATCCTCTTCTGAAGAGTTGTTTTTTACAAAATTACTACGTGCAAAATCAATCAATTCATCATCAAGTTTTTGCATATGGCTGGATACTTTATATTCATTATCTCTAAAGAACGTAATTAATTCTTTTGGAGTAATATCCAATTCTTTCGCCAATTCAAATACTTTCATCCATTTTCTCCTTTAAAATAGGAGAGTAGTAAAAACTACTCTCCATGTGTTTTGTTTAAGATGTAAATTTAATTTCTCCAAAGAGTTCATTAATTACAACTCCGATACCTTCCTGATATACTACTTCAGCATCAACAGTCATATCTTTCTTAAGACTATCCATACCCGTTTCGTAGTACATAACATCTCCTTCGTTTACTCTCTTAATTGGTTTGAACTCCGGATCGACAGGAAGAATAAATACCTTTTTCTGATCGTCTGTTGAGAATACACTTTCTCTTGTGCCAGCCTTATTTACTCTTGCAAGAGGAAGACATTCATATCCTTCCCAGTTTCCAAGAATACCGTTTTTGTTTCTTTCATCCTTCATTGCATCAGAGAACATATTATATGTAACTGTGTTCTGGAGTTTCTGAATAGCCGGTCTTGCACCAACAAGAATTACGTCCTTACCAGTAGCAGCAGAAACAGCTTCGATTTTTGCAATAATATTATCTTTACTTGCTTCAACAGCAGTTGTTTCAAGTTTCATATCTGTCGGAAGAGAAGCGTCCATTCCCATAAATGCAGTGTAAAGAGCAGCATATCTATTTTCTTCAATAGCTTTATACATCTTGTCTACAAGAGCTGCGAAATCAATTCTACCTGTCTGGAAGAGTACGAAATCTGTGTATACTTTTACTCCATAGAATGATGTATCAATAGAAAACGCCTTTCCCGGTTTTACTGACTGACGGAGCAGATCATGATGATTTCCAGCAAATTTAGATACTGTCAGAAGAGAATTATCTTCAACATAGAACTCATTTGCGTCTCCTTCTGCAATATTTCTTTCATCAACATACTCCATAAAACGAGCATTTGCTGAATTCCATCCAGAGTTCATCTTATCTGCAATTACATCTTCGATAAGAGAAGCAATTTCTTTGTTATGATCTCTCCAAGCCTGTCTACGTTTCATGTTAGTTGCAGACTTAAAGTTAATACCCATAATCTTATCAAACTGATTTCTAAGAATTGTCTGAGTATTTTCTTTAGAATATTTTTCATAGATACCATTACTTGCATCCATCATAAGTGAGTTGAATTCAAGAATGTTGTCATATTTGTTGTCGAACTGTGCTAAAACATTTGCACTAAAACATGTAATATCTTTCATTATTTAATCCTCCTTTCAATTAAGCTACAGTCTTATTCTGAAGAACCTGAATACGAATCATTGTGTAATATGTTCCAGTAGAGATACTATGGATTCTTCCAATAAAACCATTGGTTGTTGAAAGGGTAGCAACAGTAGCACCATCTTCCTGTGCAACATACATACCTTTTCCATCAGTTGTAACGAGAGCACCAATTTTTACTTTGTCTGCTGATTCTGTCGTAAACTGATAATCAGCTACGGCAAAAATATCTGTATGAATCTCTGCATCCTGAATTCTGTATGCTTTTGCAGGTTTTCCTGCTTTGTTTACATAGTTGTAAGCCTGTCCCTGTTCTGTTGTAAGAGCTGTTTTTACTTCTGCTGGAGAACCAATAACAGCAATTGCATCTTTTACTCCTGCGATTGTTGCATATCTTTCCTCATATCCATTTCCTGTAAATTCTCCAATTTTAACCGGAACTCCATTATCTACGTCGATTGGGTTTTCACTAGAATCACGGACAACTACATCAAAGATATCTCCTACGTCTGTAGCAAGAAGATGACTAGATTCAAACATGCCGTGTCTATTTGCTTCTTTTGCCTCAAGATTTGTATAAATCATTGCATTTCCTCCTTAATTAATTTTTTGCAATAAAAAAGACCGCATATTTGCGATCTAAAAAAGTTGTTTACCTTATTTATTTTTTTAACAAGCCATCCAAGAAAGATGTCTCATGTTCAACTTTTGCGAAAGCAAAGAAAGATGGTTTGTTTTCTTTCTTTTCTTTTTCTTCACTCATTGAGAAGTTTTTAGTTGTCTTAACGAGCTTGCCAAATGCAGCGTCAGCTTTTTCAACTAATTCCTTTTTTGTAAATTTCTTTACATTTTCTTTCTTCATAAGAGATTTAAATTCTTCTGTGTCCAAATATTTTTCATAAGCAGCATCCTCAAACACAGTCATTTTATCTGCAATTTCCTCTGCTTCTTCATATTTAGAAAGTTTCTCTGAAATAGAAGAGTAGTTAGCTCTCATTTCATCAAGTTCTGCCTTTTCTTCTGTCGTAACAAACTCGGCAAATACCTCCTGACGTTCACCGGATAATGCTACTGTATCATTTTCTTTCGTATATTCCTGTTTATAATAATTGCCACAACAAGACTGATAAATAAAATACTTATCATACACAGATACAATCCAATACCATTCATTTAATGTTTCTTCAAGAGGTGCTAGTAACTCATTAAAGTGCACTTCGAATATCATCATGAGACAATTCAAAAGTTTTTGAATATTTTTCCTTATCTTTACATGACTCGTTTTCTTTTTTTTCATCATCTTCTTCATCAGAATCTACATCGTCAGAATCATTAGAATCATCTGTCGCATCCTCATCGGAATTTTCCGGTTTATCATCTGTATCAGAATTGTCATCTTTTTCATCTTCTTCATCGTCAGAATGATTTTCTTTTACTTCTTGGTCGTTTTCTTTTTCATCATCAGAATTTTTATCATCTTCTTTGTCAGAATCTGCAAAAGCAGTTGAAAATGCGTTTTCAAGTTCTTCGTCAGACAGTCCTTTATATTCAAAAGTAACGTCTTCAATTTCCTTATTATATTTCTTTAAAAGTTCTTCAAATTTCGTCATATCTTTATTCTCTGTTCCTCCTTTCTCAAAATTTCCAATTGGGGTAATTTTAGATTCTATATTGAGTCCAGACAATGTTTTATTAAGATTATCTAGAGTTTCAATTAATTTGGAATTTTCTTCTTTTGTAATAGAAGAGAATAATGAATTGTTTTCTTCAGAAAAATCTTTGAGAGTTAATTTGCTTCCACTCATTCCGGGCAGAACATTAGATCCAAGAAGAGTTGTACCTTGTACATAGAAATCATCGAGATGAAGAGTTTTATCTGTATTATCCCAATGCATTGCACGAATGCAGAGTTCTACAGAACAATCTACAGTTTTTCTTCTTCTTAAAATTTCACATGTGTCAGTATATTCTTCATAAACAACAACATCTGAGCATACAAAATTTCTATCTAATTTTTCATCATACTCAAGATGAATATTTTCAGGATTGATAAAGTGACCAACCGGAATTTCCTTATAAATCATTTTGTCAGAATCTTCGTCATAATACATTGTATGCCCAGAAAAATCTTTGATTGGCTCTCCATTTTCGTCTGTTTCACCCGTGTCAACAATATCTGCCATAATCGGTCTATCTTTGATAGACATCATTTTATCTTCCAAAACATCAGTTTCAATATGAGATTTGTTGTTGTTTGTCAGATCATGGAATGCTCTAATGGTTCCATAAAGTAATCCTTCTGACAGATCATCATTTACTTCAAAAGTCGCCTTTGTCTGAATTGCAATATTATATCCGGATTTGTCTGCACTAAATTTTAAAGATTTTTTCTTTTCACAATAAAAATCATATAAATCTTCTAATGTAAGTAATCGTTTATTCAATTTTTAACCTCCTTTCCTAAATTTTGGTACAAAAATACCACTCAATAGGAGAGTGGCTAAAACATCAACTTATTTGTAAACCCGATTTTGTCTGTTTGGATTGTATCGTCAAATTTTAAAGTTGAATCGTTTATAAATATAAAAAAAGAATTACCAGAAGGAATTTCTGAAAATCCTAATTTTGTTAAATTATTTTTTACTTCTTCATCTGAGGTGAAGATAAACTGAGAATTGTTTTTCATATTAATCACCTCAAACTAATTATTTGCTGCTGTACCAGCATTCTTATCGCTGTCTCTGGTCTGAATTGCACTATCTGATAAATCATCGTCATTCTTTGTCTGTCCACCAGAATCTTTTTTATTAGATTGCGTAAATGAAGTCTGAAGTGGAATCATTAAATTCTTGATTCCAATAGCATTTTCAAATGTTAATTTACAATAAGCTTCATAAGGACTTCCCATAAGACTTGTAAGATAGTCGAGGGCTGATCCGCCAAGAGTAGCAGCATCTTTCATTGATGATTGGTATTCATCTTGGTTGTACCAAGTAATTTTATGTATCTTAAATAAATATTCATTGGATAACACATTTTTAATATAATGATTGTACCAAGATTCGATTTTATTTACCAAAATCCAACATGTACTCATATCATTTTGAATGGCATGTTTAAGACCTACTGAGTTTGTACTTGAACCACCACTAATAACAAGCTGAGAAGCACCTGCATTTGCAAAAATATTTTGAACAGATTGAGCTAGTTCATTATTTGCTTCTGTAGTATTGGATTTTGGAAATGTGATCATCTCCAAATCCATAGGAGAATAAGCCGTACCAACAAGTTCTGGAACCACTTCATCGATAAGTGCTTGCATTTGTTGAACTAATTCCAAACTCAAAGTGAAATCATCCACACTATCAGAATTTGACACAGTTGGAATTTTACTTACAAGAAGTACGTAGTTTTCAAGAGCTGTACGATTATTAATAAGTTCTTGTAAATCGATATCATCAAGTATCAATTCGAACAAAGGTAGAAAAAATGGAAGCGGAGCATAAAATTCGTCATCTGGACATGAAGTTAAACAAAACACAGTATTAGGATCTAGCCTATACCATTCATAATCACGACCATTATTTTTGTAATCTTCATATCCTTTAATATGCTGTTCAGACCACGTACCAACACCATCATTATTTACACCATATATATAACTTTTATTGTCATTTTTATCAAAATAAGCAGCATCAAAATATACAATCCACTGATTATCTTGCGTCTTACCGTAGATACGACAATACTGTACATCTAATGGCATCCATATTTTTCCATCTTCATCAGAATCATATAATTCCCATACAGAAAATCCGTCTCTATACGCCATATACATTTGAGAGTATGAATCCTTAGCCAATTCAAATTTAGAAAAATTCTTTAATAAGTTTTGGTAATTTTTAATGGATTTATCTGGATCAATTTCTTTTGTAAAATCATTTAATTGGATAATATTGTAATAAAAAAGAGGCATTGACGGATAATACATAAGAAGCTTTTTATAAAGCATTGAATATCTACATAGGAAACGTGATATTTCTCTAAGATTATCTTGACTGTTATTAGGTGAACTAATGTAATTTCGAAGCAGTTCTTTTGTGTATGTAGTAAATGTCTTAGTAAAAGTCTTTCCAACATTTCTCTGCAATAATTCTTGAAACTTTGCAAAATTTATTTTCTGTGCTCGTTTACGTTCTACTTCATAGCCAGACTCATCAGTTTTTGTGTAAACCTTTTGGATAATAGGTTGTTTTGTGTTTTCTGTATTACTCAAATTTTATATTCTACCTCCTTTCTTAAAATCTTGTTACTTTTTTAGGTGCACGAATAGAGAAGAGTTTTGAAATGTCAGATGTTGATTGAGCCTTCGGTTTTAATTTTAAAGCCAAATCCTGACATATTTTAAAATTATATTCCAATGCAGAAAAACGGTCTTTTCTCATACCAGGTCTTTCTATAATTCTAATATTTGTTCCTTTAATTTCATGGTCTAGATTAATCAATTCATTTACCATTAATGAAGTCTGTATATATGGAAGCTTAAGCATAGATTGTTCCATAGATGACATTTTTGAATATCCTCTAATTTTCTTTACTAATTCTTCAGCTTCAAATTCTGATGTTAAAAGATTAATAGATCCGTTCTGAAAACCTGCTCTAAGAGCTAATGCTGCTTTATTATTAAAATCAGCCGTTGCTTTTACAGACCATATAACTTTATTCGCACCTCTGATTTTGCATCTATCCGCCATATTATCATCATTAATACATGTCATTGCATCATAAGTAACTCCATAATCCGCATCATACTGAGGCTTTATAATAAAATCATATACACCGATACCTTGTCCATTTGTATCCAAAACTAAATCAGTGCAATTAAACTGATAGAATAAACGCATAGTAAGAATTCCCAATTCATCCGTTGTCATCCCTTCATGGGTTTCAATATAAACTATGTTTGATATATAATCATTTTTGTCTGTAGGAATGGCGGAATTAATAATTAATGCAGCAGCATCATTGTTATGTTTTTTGCTTGCCAATAACGCAACGTCAACAGACAATATCCTTCGTTCATTGGTTACTAATTCTGGGATTTTTATTTTATGATTTCTATAAATTTCAAGAGGGTAAAAAGAATTCCTGATTTTTCTTCTTGGAGATATATCATCAAATTTGAAGAACGCTCCATCAGTATCTCCAAACCATTCTGCTCCCATCTCCATTTTAAAAGCAGTTGGATCAAAGTCGGCTTCAGACATTTCGTCTTCAACTTGTTCACGAGATAAAAGTCCTTCTTTAATTGCTAGATTGTATGGAAGACCACAACAAAAATAGCGTTTTGTATCATCCAACATATTAGCATAATATGCCTTGAGTTTTTCGTAACTCCAGTGGGATTTGTACCAAGCAGAACTCATATACATTTCAATATTTCGTTCTTGTAAGTGTTCATATTTTGGATTATCAAGATACCCAGGATGTCTAGGTGCTGTTAAGAATTTTCTAAGAACTGTATTTATTGTATTCAAATCAACCATACGGAACTCATCAACGACAATAAGAGTGGCTCGGTTATGTCTGGCAGAATCATTAGAACTTACAATTTTTATCCAACTCCCATTTCTAAAATCTACATGAGCGTTATTAATAGAAGTAGATATTTCTAATATTTCAGATCGAAGGTTGGCAGAACCCCAACTATAATTTTTCATAAAATCGTCATTGATTTTTTGAATTACTTCAAGTGATTGGGATTTGTACCCTGATGCTACACATATTTTTGTTCCTGGGTATAAAATACATCTTACTACACAATATAAAGAAGTTAACCATGTTTTACCAGAGCCACGACTGGCTATATACATAAAATTTGTACTTATCATCATCATGTATATTAGTATTTTTTTGAAATAACTTTAATTTTACATTTAAATATTCAAGAACAAATCGTTGAGGGTTCTTTCTATAAAATGAAGCCCAATACGCAACTCCTTCCAACACACGTTCAGATTTTTCATGATATACTTCTTGTAATGACTTTTTCTTTTCTTTTTTAGATTTAGGCATAACTATTCGTCTTCTTTACTTCCAAAAATTTTATCAAACAAAATTTCACTGTCTGTTTCTTCATCATAAGAAGGCTGTTTTACCGCATACTTAGCCATTACTTTTTCGTATATATTAGAGAATCTATTTTTTAGACCTAGCATTTTTGAAGCATGTCCTCTGTAAAAGGCATCTATATATGTACCGATTTTATCTACATCAGCAAGTTCTGGATCTATTTCAGGTAATGGACGAGTCTCTTCATATTTTTGAATCAAAGTACCCATTGTTTGCGCATCAGAAAACGTATCAAGTGTGTTTTGCTTCGGTTTAAGATTTCCAGTGTCAAGCCATTGTTGATATGAGTAATCTAAATCTTTCGTAGACATTCCTTTACGGATTGCATTTCTTTTCATCAATTTTAAAATAGACAAATTTTGAAAAGTTTCTTCTTGTGCTTTTTGCGAACAATCATAACGTGAAATCCAGTCTTGATATTCGTTCTCCAAGAACATCAACTCTTCTTTGTTGTAGTCAGTTCCAAATCTTTTTTTTGCTGCTTTTAATGTCTTCTGTACAATCCTTACATTTTCTTCCGTATTATTATCTTCATCGTCAATGGCGAATTCTGAATCATTCCAATGTGTCCCCTTATACTGAGGAAGAGATCTAACCATTACAATCAATTGTTGCGCAGCAGTAGATCTTATTTTTTCTCCGGTACCTTCCGATAAGGCATCAAGTTGTGATTCATAATCGGAATCCACAAATTTCCAATCAAGTTTTCTAAAAGTATCAATTGTTTTTTGCTTATTATCCGTCCTAGTACCATTCTTATCTACATCAGTACACATATCTAAGATACATGCTTTACATGCAAAATGATTAATACCACTTTTTGTATCTGTGGAAGAATAGAAATTTTTAGATGATTTCCATTTTCCGCAATAAGGACAATAAATATAATCTAAATCAAGAAGATGATTATAATCTATAGCCAATTCATGATATGCATTTTTGACATTATTCACCGTTAACTTCTTAATTTCTTCATCTGTTTTTGCCTGTCGTAAATTAGCCATAATAACCACCCCTTTCTTTTACAATTTTTCAACAAAACAAGAGCCATCCCATCTAAACACATGAAACGGCTCTTTTTTAGTCTTAATATTTAATTTTTCCTGATTAACCGTCAAGCCAATCATATTTTTAATTGGCAGTGACGAACTGCCAAAATCAGAATGTTATCATCATTATTACGTCATTTTAATGACAAAATGATGCGTGCAGGAATTGAACCTGCATCATCTCCGTGAAAGGGAGATAACTTAACCATTCGTCCAACGCACCAAAATAGGGGCTGTAAAAAAACTCCCCTGACAGAAAAATCGCCCAGACCGTGAGGTCTGAGCGATTTTTTGGTATAATTAATTATGCTACTAAATAACAATACCAATGGTAATTATACTATGCGTCAGCTGAAATTACCATTAGAAATCGAAAAATTGATCGATATTTCCGATCCGGTATACACTTTTTGTGAGGTTATGGATCACATTGACCTATCCAGATATTTTGTAGAGAAAGGCTATAAAACAGGTCGCCCAAGATGTGATGCTCAAAAACTCATTAAAGTAATACTTTTTGCCTTTATGGAAAACGGCATCTGCTCCTTACGAGAAATAGAAAAGCTCTGCCGTAATGACATTCGTTACATGTATCTTCTTGATGGCATGAAAACACCTTCTTTTGCTACATTTGGAAACTTAATCCGAAACGAACTAACCGATTCTATCGAGCAGATATTTGAAGACATTAATTCATATATTTTTGCCAAAGATCACGTGGATCTGCAGCATACATACATTGACGGGACAAAAATTGAGGCAAATGCCAATCGATATACCTGGGTATGGAAAAAATCGTGTGTGAAAAACCGGCAGAAAGTCTTTGACAAGATTTCACTCTTGATTGATGCTATGAATCTGGAAGTACTTGGATATCTCGGAATAAAATTTGAAAAGCGTGAAGCGTACGCGGTTGACTATGTCTCTGAATTACTTACGATGTACAAAGAAACAACTGGACTGGATGAAACTTCTTTCGTTTCCGGACGTGGTCATAGAAAAAGCATTCAACAAAAACAATACGAAGAATTGCATGAATATCTGGAACGTTTGAAATCCTATGCATATCATATCGAGACCTGTGGAGAAGAAAGAAACAGTTATTCCAAAACAGATCATGATGCAACTTTCATGCGTTTAAAGCGTGATTACATGGGAAACGATCAGCTACTTCCGGCATACAACCTACAGGCAGCCATCTGTGATGAATACATAGCTGTAATCGACGTAAAACCATATGCATCCGATATGGAATGCTTTGTGCCTTTGATGGAAAAATTCAATCGCACATATGGTCACTATCCGAAATATCCGGTTGCTGATGCCGGATACGGTTCTTACAATAATTATCTTTATTGTGAAGAACACGGCATGGAAAAATACATGAAATTTACCATGTACAAAAAAGAAACGACGGACAAAAAGTATCATGAGAATCCGTATCGTGCTGTAAACTTTGCAAAAGATGCAGATGGAAATCTCTTATGCCCAAACGGTCGAAAATTCCTCTTCAAGAGAACACAGCATGTGAAATATAATAAATATGGAAGAACGGAAGAATTATACGAATGTGAATCTTGTGAAGGGTGTCAGCATAAACAAGAATGTTGTCCGAGAGCACACAAAAACCGAACGATCCGAATGAATCAGGAATTAACTGCTATCCATCAGGAAGTGCTGCAAAATCTTGAATCCATACATGGTGCTCTCTTGAGAATGAACCGAAGTATTCAATCGGAGGGAACTTTTGGTGTATTAAAGTGGGATAAAGCGTATAAAAGATTATTGCGAAGAGGCGAGAAAAATGTAATTCTCGAGCTTACACTGATTTCATGTGGATTCAATCTTTATAAATATCACAACAAAAAGCAACGACAGACGAAAGTTGCATAAAACTTAAGCGGGCGTGATTAGCCGAGCTTTATTAAATGCACCATTTTTTATACCCAAAGATGCAGACTTGCTTAGAAATAGAAAAGTTAATACAAAGAAACGCCAAAACCGACATTTGCCGGAATTGGCGTTTCTTATATTAGGGACTTATTTTACAGCCCCTTTAAATATTTATCAGCATAAAGCACTAACTAACTGAAATTGAACTCCGGATGTTCAGTTTTAGAATAAAACTATTGGTCATTTTGTTCCATTCATGCTACCTAATTCACTTCTAATTTTGTTTTTGGTACAGCCCACCACCAATAGTCAAAATTAGCAAAAACTAAAATTGTTATACGCCACCAGATATACGTCTATATCTTCGCAATGGAATCTTTTCGCATCCTAATCAATCTATAACATCCCATATTTTTCTGTCTTTCCAGAATGTCAGACCGGATACCAGCCATAACATAAGCTCAAATCTAGTTTTGTGCAAGTACAATCCCTAGTAAAAATCTCGAAGATTTTTGTTCAATATAATATTCTCTAACTAGAACACCATATGATGCTATCCTTACAACCTGAATATTATGGTTTGATTGTTGTTTATAAATCAGAAAGGGACTTTTGTTCTACCTTTTTGATTCCACCATCAGCGAAATATTTTTCAAATTGTTTAAATATCAATACTATCTTTAAGTTTTCGTACTTTTGATGTATCAACCTTAATATAGAACTTCTTCGTGACATCAGTGCCAGAATGATTGAGCATAGTAGATACATCTTCAAGACTAACTCCCTCGTTCTTTAAAAGTGTCGCATAGCTGTGGCGAAAATCGTGTGGGTGCAGTGTCGGAACGCCTATCATATTTCCAATCTTTTTACACCAATCATTTAATGTACTGTTTCTTATCGGTTTGTCTTCTGTGACATATGGAGTAATAAATAACCTACCGTGATCATCAATACCATTTTCTTTTCGATACTGAATCAATTTTTCCATATATTCTTTAGTTTCTTTGCTGAAACTTAATTCTACAATTTTTCCTTCTTTTTCTAATACGTTACTACATATTCTTTCATCAAAATCAACTTGATCCCATTTAAGACTTGCAATTGCATTAACTCTTGCCATTGTAGTTAGTGAGAGAAAAGCATATAACTGCAATTGAATATCTCCATATTCTTCGAGTTTTTCACGCATTAATTGCACTTGTTCTTTTGTAAGATATGTTTGTACAGCAATCGGTTGTCCTGCTTTCGGTCTATCAATAAATTCCACAGGAGATTCTACAACAAGTTTCTTTTTTCTGAGAAATTTATAAAATGCAGAGATTGAAGCCATGACCCTTTTTTGGCGATTTACATTATTACCTTTTTGCTTTCGCCAATAATAATATTCAGTAATATCATCTTCTGTAGCTTCAAGAACAGATAGATTAAATTGATTATCATACATAAAGATGAACCACTGCTTTAAGTCTGCATTATATGCCTGTATACTATTTTCTGATAAATCTCTAATAGACATATCTATCTGATATTTTTGAAATAATTTTAATGTTTCTGGATTTATATGCTCCATTTTTTCTTTATCATATATCTGTATTCTTTTGCTTCGTTCTGCCAACTTTCCACTTCCTTTCAAAATAAAAAGAAGTAGTGCAATTAACTAAACTACCTCTTTATAATCAATGACATTGCGTCCCCATTTAATTTTATCTAAATACTTTAATTCTCCACATTCAGAAACCATTTGCCAATCAATATTATTTTTAATAAACGATTCTATATTTTTTCGTAACATAACAGAATCATTATTTAATATTTCATATACATTTTCTTTTGTTAAATCACATGGGAATAATATGAAATAATTAAGATTGTTTTCTTTTAGCATAGACTGCTTTTGTAATAATTTTTGACGATAATTCTCTTTAGATTTGCTTGCTTTTATTGCTTTATTAGAAAAGAAATATGATTTATAAGCTTCAATAATTCCTGCTATTTCAATATAAATTTTCTTCTCTTTTATATTTATTACATAATCACAATTCATTCGTCCATTGTATTTAGAAATAAACGAAGAATAATCAACATCTCTCTGATAATCCTTCGTATATTTCAATCCGAATTCTCTTAAATATTTTGAAAACATATACTCAAACTGACTTGTCACATGTTCTCCATCTTCAAAATTAAAAATTGTTCCACGACCCTGTTTGCCAAGTGATACATCGTGTTCGCTTAACAATTCTTGAAGATCACAGTTATAATATTTTTTAGAAGTTTTTCTTAGAGAATCTGCATTAAGCCACTTATTATTATTGTCTATTTCAGAAGTTGTAATAAAATTTCTACCATCACTTTTTACATAAGAGCATATATCTATGATCATTGCATCAAACTCTTCTTTTGAAAGGCTTCTATCCAACATAGAATCTTTGATTATCTCTAAACCAAGTTCTTTCTTCATATTATTAATTGTTCCCCAATACAAATTAATAAATTTTATTGGAGGATGATAACAACCAATTCCTCTAAAGTCATCATACATTAATGGTCTACCAATTTCATTTTGCATTTTATATATTAAATGCGTCATTTTTTCTTTAGATGGTGTTTTGCCTTTTGAAATGAATCCACACCAATCTATAAATTCAGACCAACTCGTTATGGTTTTATCCGGACAATTTTTTACATACCATCGTGAATCTGGTAGATTAAATTCATCGTTTCTTAAATACATACTAGAAATCGCTTTGCCATATAATTCACTTTTCCGTATGTATTCCTTAACCCAATAATCATAATCTTTAACATCAAAATTTATTGATCTTGGTTTTCCCATAAATATTTCCTCATTTCTCCTCATCCAATAGAAATAGGAGAGAAGTGCGAATGAGATTACACTTATCCGAAAGCTCATGACTTCTTTCGTATCTCTCCATAAATCCCCACAATCAGTTATGACACCAATCATAAGTACACTCATATATTCTCTAAACAACACCATAGAGAACATATTAAAAAACGCAGCACATTGCACTCGAAGCAAATACGAATTAACGTACACACTACTTAGCAGGTAGGTTCCAAACCTTATGGATTTATGCTGCATAAGAAAAGAACCCATAAGTTTTTACGCCTACAGGTTCTAAGAAAGGAAGGTAAAACATGAGTGTAATCACAAAAAGAAAACTTCACGTCAAAAAGCACTATGAGTTTTTACGCCCATAATGCCTAAGAAAATCTATATTTCTAATAATATTTATCTTACAATCCAAAGATATCTGCCAGAAAATCTAGCATCTCATTCTGATCAAATACATCCGTGCAATAAATACTATGTGAAATGCATCTATTTCCATCAGAACTTGAGACAGTCATACCATGTACTTCACCATCTTCGTCTTTGGCGAATCTAACATCACAATCATCTTTGTGTTCGCACATATCACAGTCAATGTCATCATCTTCATCATAAAGATTTAACTCTTCATCTTCGTCTTCGTCTTCAAGTTCTACAATTGATATACTTTTTGCATCCGGATATGATTCCAAAATGCATTTAGAATTCACATCTTCCATTGCATAAACACTAGTAGCATTGGAATAGACATATTTTCCATCTCTCTTTAATACACAACAAAAGATATCACCTCCAATAACGGTGATTTCATATTCATCAAAATATTCGTAATCCAAATCAATGCATCCAAGTTTATATCCATAACAAAGTAATTCTGCAACAATTTCTCTAGCAGCATCATATGTTGCAATAACAGAAGTGCATTCCTTTGAACGCTTGGCTTTCTCATCTGTGAACACATCATCTAACATACTACAAAAATCTTCAACGTCTATAAAACTAACTGTATTAAACAAATAATTCACTCCAATCTATTATGCTTCGTTAACGGCACCCTTAAGTGCTTTACCAGCTTTGAATTTTGGTGTTTTACAAGCTGCGATCTTCATTGTTTCCCATGTCTGTGGGTTGCGACCTTCACGTTCAGCTCTTTCTTTTACTTCAAAAGTTCCAAATCCAACAATCTGAACCTTTCCATCCTCAATCATACCATCTTTAATAGATTCGATAACTGCATCTACATACACAGCAGCATCTTTCTGCGTAACTCCGGTTTTTGTAGCAACTGATTTTGTTAATTCTACTTTATTCATTTAATTAATTCCTTTCGTTCCATATCATTTTTACAAAAATAGAAGAGTACACGCCTGTTTAACGGTCGCATCTCTTCTCAAGAAATATATAATAACAGCCCATACAATTCCGATTTACGAGAGTTTGAATTATACCGGGTGTAGTATGAGCTGTTATGCGACTTTATTTAATTTAAAGTTTTAATATGGGTTTTGTTTTCAATAATATTCCCATCTTTGTCAAGACATATAATCATAAATCCTTCTTTCTGAGAATTTATTAACTGTCCATCATTATATCTCATTTTATCTGTTTCGCAACAGCATCCCTGTTCATAAATCATTGTATTTCCAACTTTATACGAACCAACTCTATGCGTATGCGACATTATCAAGGCATCAAAATTATATCCTTCATTACGAAACCAAGTTAAGGCTTTTTCCGCAGTTTTTAATGGACTACTTGAAAAAGCTTTTGGATGACAAAATAATTTTCTTTCATATAAAGAAAACCATGTTCCTGTATAATTAATATCAATATCATCAAATACATCACACAATGGAGCATACTTGATTTTCGCTTTTGTTCGTCTATCGTAATGTGTAAATCCATCAACAAAGATATAATCAAGAGCTGTTTCCGGCATTAATTCCTGTAATTCGTTATCAAGATTCTTTGCCAGATATACTCCTAGACGCAATTCATGATTTCCATGATTAACGAGAACTTTCTTTGGTTTAACCATTTCAATAAGATCAATAATATATTGTCTTACGCCAATCATTTCTTCTAAAGGCGATACTCTATACACTTTAGAAAAACGTGATAATGCCATACAGTCAATCAAATCTCCATTCAGTTGCAGAACATCAATCTTTCCGCTAAACTTACTAAAGGTTTCTAATGGTTTCGCAAATGGATAATGTAAATCAGAAATTGATAAAATTGTAGTTGCTACTCCAGCGTAACCATTTATATAATTATCATATTCTTCATATCCAACTGCTTGTTTCCTTAATTGATCTGGGCTAATATCTAACCCAAGCATATCTCGAATCTCTACCCAATCCATATCTGTTTCTTTGCGCTTTTTCGCAAGACAGCAACGGAGCTTCCATTCAAAATCTGTTTCATTTTCTAATCTAAATAAATCAGTAATAAGAATGCACTCCCTTCTTATTCTTCATCTGGAAGTTCAAATGTAAGCTTAAAATCTACAACTTCAACATCATCCGGAATTTCTGCGATTACCTGCTCTGTAATATCTTCTCCGGTATCTGTATCTACAATTGTCAAATCCTTTACCGAAATATTTTTTAACTGAATATTTTTCTTTGCTGGAGTTGTCTTACTCTCGCTTGTTGTTATTTTAATCATCCTTTTATTCCTTTCATATCAACTATATTTCCAGACTATTCTGGATACAAAAATAGAAGAGTAGTAATCACTCTTCTTCCTCTTCATAATATTCTTCTAATTCAGGATCAGGTGCTTGAAAACCTATTGCAAATGTCTGTTCAGTCCCATCACCTTTAGATGCAACTTCTTCATTCCATTCTGCAATAATCGAAGATGGTTTGATCCTCATAACCTCAATCCATGAGTATAATACATTTAATAATTCATCTGTAACCGGCAATAATATGACACCAGTTATAAGACCAAATATATATGATAATAACTTTTTATCTTTCATAGGCAGTTACTCCTAGAGTGGGATAATAAGGTCACGTTCTGAAACTACAACCTTATATGTTTTGTCATTTTTAGATATCTTTTCTTTTAAATGTTCTTTCAAACAATTTTTTGCTTCTGTACTACCATGCACCAAAACCAATTTGTTTGTATTTAAGTTGCTCCCGTACTCTAACAAATCATTAAAATTTGCATGAGATGAGAATGTAGTCATCGAAATACAATCTGCTCGATTAGGCACAGGTTTTTTATTTATATTAATTGCTTTGTGGGATTTCCCATTTTTAATTCGATAACTTAAATAAGAATCATCATTGCCGGTATAACCACTAAAAATGATCATAGAATTGATATCTCTTAAATATCTATCAAGATAACTCAAAATACGTCCATTCGTACAGAATCCAGAGCTTGAAATGCAAATCTTAGGTGTTGTATCTGATACACATGCTTTGGAATCTTCTTTTTCTCTAATATAAGAAATATTCTTCCAATTCCTTACTTTGTACCATAATTCTGCAAATTTTCCATCAAGAACATCATCATAGTCATCGCATACATCACATGTAAGCATAGAATCCACAACAATTTCAGTTGCAAAATTCTCATCTTTGCCATATAGAAGATATAATACAGTCAATAATTCCTGACTTCGTGAAAATGAGAATGCTGGAAAAACAACCGTTCCCTGTCTTTCCAGAACTGTATTGATTGCCACACGTAGATGTTCAACATCAAATTCTCTTGTCTTTTTTGAAGTGCGTGTATTCAATCCGTATGTACTTTCCATAATAGCAACATCATTAAATGATTGTGGGATTTCTGTATTTTCTACATAATGATTTTGGGTATTCAATGCTCCAATATCAGAAGAATAGAGTATCTTTTTACGTTTTAATCCATCATTAAGAATTAATTGAAGTTGTGCAGCGCCTACACAATGAGAATTTTTAAACCACTGAAAACTTACAATGTTATCTAATTCTTTGATAGAGTTATATTCATCATAAATTTTGAATAGTGGAAGAGTATTATATACATCTTCTTCAGTATAAATTGGTTTATATTCTCTGTCATATCTTTTTGATAATACCCTTGCTTCATCTTCAAGTATAAAAGCACAGTTTAAAAGTAAATGCTTTGCAATAACAGCAGAAGCTTTTGTCATAATTATTCTTCCGGTAAATCCTTCACTGACGAGACGTGGAAGCAATCCGATATGATCAATGTGCAAATGTTCTACAAATACATAATCAATTTCTTCTGGATTGAATTTGAATTTTTTAGAATTGATTTTATAAGACTCAAGATAAGAATTGTCCTGATACAATCCACATTCTAGCAATATCTGCTTTCCTGCAAATCTAATATACGTACAACTTCCAGTAACATCATTTGCATTCTCTCCACAAAATAATATCCCGTCAGTCTTTAGTTTTTTCTTAGCGATGGCACTAACCACCTTTCCGTAAAATATTTTTACTTGATTTTATTAACCATATCAGCATATTTATCTTCAATATAGATATGATTCCTGGTGATAGACACTCCAATATGAGCGTAAAATGTCTTGAGATGCTTTTTGTCGCCACGATGTTCTTTTTTGCCTTTTCTGAACTTCTTGATATCATAGTATCCGCAAGAATGTCTTCCATAAGAATTATCATTTGTTGTATGTGTATGACCGATAATTCCACGCTCAACTAGAGTTTCTAAATCATTTTTACTAATTTCTTTAATAGTAATTCATTCCTTTCGTACATTTTTCTCTCCGGAATAGGAGAGTGTTGAAACTGGCACAGTCTGACTTGAACAGACGACCCATCGCTTAACAGGCGATTGCTCTAACCAACTGAGCTATGTGCCAAAAAATAAAATCCCATACTGAAGCATGAGACTTTGCATTTTCAATAAGCTGAGATATTGACTTACTGCATTACCATCTACCGTCGTTGGAAACGGTTTATCACACAGTCGATTAGACTGTAGGTAACAACAACACCGGTTTCAGTGGTTCCCGGCAAACTCTTACTATGAAGCATTATAGATTTTCTTTCAATACATCGTCTCTTGCGGAGTTCAAAGATTGCAGTCTTTTACGGTTGCGTTTACTTGTACTTTCTCATATAACACCTTGCGAGTATTATATGTCACCATATTGCAGGTGAATAAGTTGTTTGTCTCTTCATAGTCATACACACTTTTGCTTGATTAATATTTTTATAAGAAATAAATTTTTCTGATTTTAAATTCAGTTCCTTTGCTAAAATACTTACATCTTACATTTGAGTATGTATATTCTTCTTATGGATGATGAGGTGTACATTTGACCATACGCACCTTTTGAGTACGTCCCAATCATCATCACCCTGTTCGTCTTGCTATCGACTCACTTCTTAGATTAACACCTATCTTTCGATTTAAGATGTCAACTCTAAAATCCAATCAGCACTAATATTTGCGGTACTCGCACCAATTGTACACGGATTATCCCTACATTTCTGTATTAATACAATGCCTTTTCCATGACATCTACCTTAACCATCAAAAGTATGCAACAAAGCTAATACATTTAATTTTTTGCCCTTAGCAGTAGCCCTTGGACTTTAGGTTAAGTATAAATCCTATGTGTTTTCCGACAAACTGTCTTTACGACAGTCGCAGCTCTCTTACATATGAAAGCCACTTTATACGTATTGCTACGCTTATTTAACGATCCGAAACCAACCATTCCTATAAAATAGGAGATTGCGGAGAGTGAGATTTGAACTCACAACCTCTGGGATATGAACCCAGCGAGCTACCTGATTGCTCTATCCCGCTATATTTTAATTGGCGACAGATGTTTTACCCACCGCCAATTATATAACCACAGGTTTGTTTCTTCCTAAGTGGTTGTTTTATTAGATAATTGTGAAAATTTCACTATATACCCTTCAAAGGAACACTAAAAAATGTGAAAAAGTGCCGAAATTCCTTATAAATAGGGCGTTTCAGAGATTCTCTAAATCGAACATTTAGGAGTTTCTCAATAATTTCATACGTTCTTTTGCTTTATTTCTATCAATTTCTTCTGCACAAACATTACAATACATTTTCCGATTCCCAGTATCTTTTATTTTTTTCCCACAACATTTACATTGTTTATATCCTTTTTTAAAATTCCCAATATATTGGTTTCCAATATTTACAAAGTCGGTCAACTTATAAGCGATTTCTTCATCTGTTTCATTACAAAGATCAACTTTAATATTTAAATTATCAATTTTTTTTCCAAACGATATATAACCATTTTTATATAATTCATGAAGCATTTCATTTTTCTTTTCTAATGTGAGGGTAACATTAGCAAGTTTAAATACTTCAGATAGTCCACTGAGATTTTTTTTATTAATCCAACCATCTGAATCCATGTATCTAGCAATTGCATAAAGAGTAAACATAAATTTTTTTTGCCTGTCATTTGGAAGAGTAGAAATTAGATTAATTTCTTTTTGATAAATTGGAATGTACTCCAACTCTCTAAATTTAGAATTGTCTTCGGATTCATAAAGAAATTTACAAATTTTATTGATCTTATTAGACCATTTATATTCCTGATAATTTTCTATGTTAAATTCGAGAAGTTTATTTTTTACAATCTCAATCAAATCTTCAAATGCTTCGCCGTTATTAAAATAATACTTCGCAATTAACATAATAAAATATCCCATTGGCAAATCGTTTGGTTTCTTCTTTGATGCTAATACACCTCTGATATAATCTTTTCATTAAGTATATACATTTTCTTCCTCCAGTTCTTTAATCGTTTGATGATCAATTCCCCGATACAGTCCCAGCAAAATTGACGATTGCCTTTATACCCATAAGTTATATCTAGAATAATATTCATTCGTTCATCATCATTAGGACAAATTTCAGCAGCTTCTTTTTTGAATTTTTCACACAAAAATTTTCTGTTTAAGTTTGACTCTTCTTTATCACGATGTTTTTGAGTTTTATATTCTCTGATACACTCTCTATATTCATACTCCAGTTCTTTTAATGCCTGTCTATGTTCTTCAGTACATCTTCTTTTAACTTTTATAATATTGTAATCGAAAGTGGAGTTGTGATGGAGTTGAGATTTGTATCCATCTAATTGAGATTCAACATATTTACAAATTTGATTCATAGAACAATCGGATGTTCCTACCGGCATTTTATATTTATACCAAAATAAGAATTCCTTTTTTTCTTCATCTAAATTTTTCTCATTATCAATCAAATCTTGAATGCTGCATTTATAAAGTGCTTGACATTTAGAATTACTTTCTTTTATATAATTCTTGTATTGGCGTTTGGTGTCATCATATACATAAATCATAAAATATGGTTTTCTATAAGCACACAAAGATTGTAAAAACCGGTTATCTTTACATGCCCTAATATTATACCAATCACTAGGCATTGGAGTGGCAAGGATTCCTTTTATTTTATCCAATTCTGCTTGCTGAAATAGCTGACCACATTCAATTCTATATTCAAGAGTTTTATACTCCTCAGAATCTTTTGGAAACTTTGCTAGAACTTCCATCATAGAAGTTACATAATTTGTGATTGTGCCAACTTGATTTCCCATACCATTTTTATTTGTTTTTTTAATTTCTTTTTCAGTAACAATAACCTTTTCAGCATTGCTCTGTACACATTCAATTGCTGGAAGAGTTTTAAAGCGGTTAAGCAATACAGAGTTATTTGTAGAGAAGAGTATATCCCCATCCCAATCGCAGCCATTTTCTGCCATACAAAATGAATCCCATGAATTTATTATCATTATGGTATCCATATATTGATACCAAAATCGACATTCTTCAGAATTATTCACAGAACACTTTCGAATATTATTATGACTTGTCATTGGACTTCTAAAAATAACTATATCATCTTGTTTTTTGTCTGTCCAAAATTTAGAATAGCATTCATTTGCTTTAAGCAATCCAGTAATCTCTAAACCACATATAGATTGCATTAATGAAAATGGATCGCCACTGCCTATTTGATAATTACCATCTACAAATAATTTTCCGATCTTTGCATCATTCATTTTTTTCTTTATATATCTATGTACAGAATCTATAACATACGGATCATTAAGCATGTATTTGCTTGTATATAATGCACCTTGCCACGAATTCACATCAGTATTATCATTGATTCCTAAAAAATTGATAGTAGATTCATAATCTCCGCACATGGCATTTTTTAATCGATTAATTGTCGGGTCACATAATTTTCGAATATCATCTTTAGTCAATTCATACGATTGAAGATACTGATAATTTAATTCTCGTTCTTCATCTAGTACGTGTGGAGAAATTTTAGTAACTGAAAATTGATATCCGCATTCTTCATAAGCACTCATATAGTTATCAATGCAATCATAAGCAGACCATAATTTTAAAGAAGATTCTGTTACAATCATTTCACATTCACGAATATCTTGAGTGTTTCCCCAAATATCTTCAATAAAATAATTACCATTATTATATTTTTCAATAAACTCTAAAATTGGAAATGGATAGAGCATTCCTTTTAACCATGCGTTTCGTAAACAAACACCACCAGGAATGTAATCAAGATTTAAAGATTCAGAGACACGTTTCATATAATCGATAGTACATAGATTAAAACCATCCGACACTGTATTCTCAAGCTCTTTCTGTTTTATTAATGTCCTTATAGGTTCTGTGCTTTTCTTTTCATCATTCTCATTTATTTTATTTTTCTCTTTTGCTCCGTCATCTAAATATATAACATCAGAAAAATATTTTGTGACGCAATCCTTAACAACTAAAATTCTATTTGGATTGCAAATAGGTTGAGAAGCAGAACATGTTAAAGCTTTATATGCTTCATATTTTGCTGGAACTAATTTTACTTCAAGATTTCTTTTGCATTCGCACAATTCGTTTAATTTATCCACATACTCTGAATTACAAAAGAGAAGAGTATTATTTTTTAATCCACCAGTAGTACCAACAAACCGCCTATAATTAATTCCATTAACAATTACTCCTTTTTTGCCCGTTGCTCTTGCAAAATCTGATTTACGATTAATTACAACCTGTAAGAATATTTTTGAAAAATCTATATATTTAATATTCTTTTTTAGAATCTTATTTGCCATAATACGAAATTCTTGACCTTCGAACAAAGAGACAAGTTCTTGATACCTGAATGCTTCTTTTTTAGTAATAGTAAGATTCCAGTCAGAATACTTTAATTTGTCTGTTCCTATTTTAAAAATCTCATATTGAGGGACGCTAATACCAGCCATTTATCTACCTCGTACTTTCTTTATTCTATTTTAAAATTAATTTTGTATTGGATAATTTAAGATATGTTGCATAAGAATAATTATTAGAATACCTATATTTTCTAACAGGATATGGATACTTGTTAGAAGGTCTTCCAGTTGGAGAAGGATAATAAGATCCAGTACATATATAACAATTATCTGTATCTTTTATAAGAAGATAATTTTTGTATCCAGGTGTATAATCATAAATATTCTTCATTAGATGAACTTCTCTATTTTTATATTTAGAAATAATATATTTTGAAGCATATCCATTCCTTATTTTGTATCTATATTCTTCTAATTTTGATAAACATAAGAATTCTTTTTTGTTCATTGAATCCATTTTATATATAACTTTTGATTTAGTATCATAATACAACCTGCGACACTTTTCTAAAGTATTCAATCTTTTGTTTCTGCCTAAATATTTTTCTGTTCCACAAATCCAAATATCATGTATGCCAGCTGCATTGTATAATTCATGTCTTTCAAAATATTCTGAAGCTATAGGAGAACATTGATATTCGATAACATATTTTTTATTATCATATTCAAACATAATATCTGGACGCTGCTTTGTTTCTGAAATCCAAGCTTCTAAAACAGCATTTGTTACACCGGGTTGACTTTTAACCCATTCATATAGATCTTTTTTGCCTTGCATATGTTCTTCTGTTTCCGATTCAGAATATCTATCTGTACATTCTTCTTTATCCATATGTCTAAAATATGGAGATTTGATTTTCCCATGACAATATTCGTATGGTCTTCCACATGCAGGACATGAAAGAATCTTCTTTTTACTCCACTTTTTTAATTGTTCTTTGGTATGAGTTCCATCATAACAATTGATGATTTCATTTCCAATCAAACATGTTAACATTGAATTCCTCCTTTTTATGTATCTTATAATTTTATATTCTCCACTTATTCCGCCACAAACTTATACAATTTTTACTCCTCCTCATATTTTTTACATCTTTCTCTATTAGCAGCTTCTTCCATATATAATTTCTCTTCACGCTTTCTATCTCTTTCAATCTGTTCAGCGATTCTAGATCCTTTATCTTGTCCAATAGAAATAGGATAGTAGTCTGTGCAAAAATCATACCCCCGGATTTCTCCGCCATATCTTCTATGAAATTCTTCCCGGCTTGGAATATGTAATGTGCTATGGTTCTGTGAATTTACTGTTTCTGTTTTGTTTGTCATATTTGTTGTTCTCCTTTTTGTTTATAAAATTATTCATCTCTGCTCATCCTTTCTTGATGTGAGATTAATTGTTTTAGCATCAACTATGAGAACGAAATGTAAATAAGTACGAGTCTTTTCTATTCCGTCTTTCATTCTCATACGTCATCTAATGAGAGATGTTGTTTTATAATGACATCTCTCTACTTATATATTCCCCATATATTTAATTTGTTTTTGTATTTCTACCTTTCAATTTCTCAAAAGAATCTATATTATATGCTTTCAGCATCTTTTTAAGTGCCCATTCTATTTCTTTTTCGTATCCCTCCTGATTCAAGACATAAATGTTTGGTAAATTTTTAGGTGGCTTATTTGGATCTTGTTGGATGCTTCCAACTTCTTTTTTTATAAGAAGTGGATTTATATCTCCAAATTGAGAAGTTAGATATTTAATACATTGTGTTATACTATCTTTTGATGTCTTTAAATCTTCAGCCATCGTTTTTAAGCTTCTGAAAAAAGCTTCCGGTTTTTCCTCTGGGTTATATAACACCTCTTCATTATTAATTTTTGGTCTGAAGAATATGTAAGAATTGATATAGAGAAATGTCATTAATATGTTCTCTTTATTGATACTAGATTCGTTCATCATAATAAAATCTAATTGAGACGATGTGATTTTAGAAAAATTTTCTCTTGCTTCGAAATTATCTGGAATAACTTTATTTCTATTCCAGTATCATAGCCGATAGAGTCTAAATCTTGTTTTACTACAATCATCTTGTTATTTATCATGTATTCAAGAACGTCTAATATTTCTTGGAACGCTTTTGGTTTTCTTTTTGTGGTTTTATAACCATAAAATTCAAGAACCTTTCTGATAGTAATCCAACTATAGTCCTCGTAGGATCTATATTTGTCAATTAGAATGTAAGTAATATAAAATTTCCTACTAACTCCAAATTTCGTTTTAATATCCCCTTGGATGTATTCGTTGGGAAATCTAGTAAAGTATTCTGTTTTTTGCAATGCAAACCTCCTTGATTTTTTACGAGAGTTCGGCAAACGTCACTTTTGGGTACGTCGGATTTCTAAAAATCGGAATTTTGACGTCACCTTTGGGTACGTCTGCCGAACCGAAACAAGATATATAACTATTTAAGAAGACAGACTAATACTCCGTAAATGAACTGTCGTCCATTTACTCCGTAATTTTTCATTCGATTGTTTATGGTTGGATTGAAGATTAATAAATCAAACAATCTGTCTTCTTATCTATTCTCTATCCATGATTAGAAATAACATCACATTTTCTTTCTTCATATCCTTTTCTACATTCTTCCAAAAGATTATCTACCATTCTTTCAAATAATTTTCTGATTGTTTTATCATGCTCAATAGCATCCAATGTAAAACATGTCTCTAATTTATTCTCGTAACAATAATCATCAGCGACTTGACGCAAATCATAATCTGGATACATATCATTGAACTCTCTATAGAGATATTTATATAATTCTCCATTTGACTCGTATCCAAGATAATCCATTAATTCCTCATACTTTGGAAACATCTTAGAAGCCCAGTAAGAGTATTTTCTCTTTGGTTTAGGTTGTTCTGCTGTATTGCTGATCTTTTCATTGAGTAGATTTAATGTATGCGTCATTGCAGCCTGTGTATTGGATAATGATGTAAGGATATCCGTGAATGCTTTCATATCTATATTCTGTGATGAGAGAGTATTATTTCTGTAGGATTCAATGATATCCCATGCCCAATCCATGAATTGATTCGCCTTCTTACTATTCGACCAACGGCATATCTCCATGATCCTCTTCTGTGTAATAGTAAACTTGATGCCCATTTACCAAAGTGGTAAACGACAGATTGTCGAGTCGGTCTTTATGACGCTTATGAATTTTACCTATTGCTACCATTGGATCTTTGTATCTAATGCTTGTCCAATTTGTTCTCTTGTAAGTAACATGTCATCATTCATATTTCTATAGAAGTTCACATTGGTACTGTACCAAAGGTTTCTGTTGTAATTAGTTTTAATTTCATATTTTTCTCATTCTTTCGTGTCTATTTTTTGGTATGTAATATATTATTCTTTACATGCTGTCTGTGGAGTATTTTTAAGCTGAGAGAGATTTAAGCGACTTTATAACAGTGGATGGTAAATTGGTAGGGTGTGATAGTGGAATTGATTTTAGATGTCATTTTGTGTGATTTAAGCATCTGTTTATGCAATCGCCATATTTTCTGCAAGGATATCAAAAATATTTTTATCTGTAGATTTATCTCTTGTATTTAGATTTAGTTTCTCCATAATATGATCTAAAACGAGAGTATACATGTCACGGATGTCTTTATAATGATTGATAACATCTATTACGTATGGTTCTGTTTCAAGATTGAATTCTGATTTATAAGCTTGTACATAATCTGAAAGTTCTATGTTGTATGTGTCTTCTAATTCATTGATTGTAATATGGATAGTATCTTTCAGTTGCAATGTCTGATCTGAATTTTCATTTACATATTGTGTAAGAGTATTTAGCTTTGAGAATGTATTTGTTTTCCAGCGAGAGTATTTCTTTTCTGGAAGTTTCCTCTTTTGAGATGATTCTTTGATGGAAGAAATATCTTGCTGCATGGAAGCAATTGTTTGTGTAAGAGTAGTGATAGCATCAAAAAGTGGTTCTAAATTATACTGTTGTGATTTTAATTTGCTTGTGGCTATTTTTAATCCTTGTTCACATGCAATGAAATAATCCCTGGCTTGCTCATGTCTTTCTGAATTACCGGTCATAGATAATTTCTTTGCAAAGTCTGATGTGAGATGATAGTCGGTTTTGGGTTTTGGATTCTTTGGTTTATCTCGTTCTTCCTGCATGATGAACGGAATGTAATCTACATTTTCTGTAGCAAATTTATTATTTTTGATGTTGTGAGTGCACCATCTTGCAAAGTTTGATGGTTTTAATTCTAAGAATGAATATAACTGACTTGCAGTTGTCATTCCATTTTCATCAATCTTAAGTGCGATTTCGATTGGAGTCTGTGTTGATGTTGCTTTAATTTCTGATGTTTCAGCCATTACTATTTCTGTTGTGTTTGTTTTTCGCATATTTATTTCCCCGTTTCTTTTTATGAATCATGAATCTGTAGTTTGTAGGTGTCTTTTATATATTCTCTGAATGAGATTGTGAGATTTGATGTGATGTATAATGTTCTTTTTTGCCGGAATGTAATCTACATTTTCTGTAGCAAATTTATTATTTTTGATGTTGTGAGTGCACCATCTTGCAAAGTTTGATGGTTTTAATTCTAAGAATGAATATAACTGACTTGCAG